AGCAATGTTGACGGTAGTGACATTTATCTCAAGTTTGTTGTCGCTACTAATGATGATTTCGATGAAGTTACTAGAGCTGTTCAAGAATATAGGAATGCAGGGCTTGAATGTCCAGTATATCTTATGCCGCTTGGAGGACGTTCGGAAGAGTATAACCTCAATGTTAAAGAAGTCGCCGAAGCATGTATGGAGCGAGGTTGGCGCTTCACACCAAGACTCCACATCAGCCTATTCGGAAATGCCTGGGGAACTTGATAAAGATATGAAATACAAAAATAAACAACATGAAAAGGCAATGAAGGCAGAAATAAACAAATCAGATCTTGACCAAGAGTTAAGAGAGAAAGGATTAATATGAATTGGGACAAACTCAAAAAGGCACTAGGTGTACAGCCTAAAATTATAGAAGAAAAAAAAGAAATTCCTGTAGAAGAGCAAAGACGAGCTATTTTACAAAAAGAAAAAGACCAAGCTACTGCTGAAGGCAAACCTTGGGTTGGTGTACTTGATACACAAGTAAATCCTGAAAATATTAAAAATGGATTTTTTGAACTTGATTGGAATAATGAATTTATTGAGCAACTAGTTGATGCAGGATATTCAGGTGAAACTAACGAAGAAATTGTAAATGGTTGGTTTAGAACTATTGCAATACAGATTTTGGAGGAAGAAGGACTTGACACACAGCGAGAAATCGGGTATATTAATGTTAAGCCTATAGACAAAGACAAATCAGAGGTAAGCTAATGAAAGGAATAACAGTTATTTTTCTCGCTACATTGTTATATACAGGCGACCCTCAGAAAACAGAAAATCTTTACAGTTGGCAAATAACTTTTCAATCCTATGATCAGTGCAAATTATTCTATAATGAATACCAAGCTGATATACTAAACGGCCTATTAGATCATGGAACAAAAAAGTTTGGAAAAATAGAAGTAGATTATTTGGCCTGTGCAGAAGTAGAGTTAGATTTCAATAAGAAACATCCTAAAGTACTAAGCCAAGTAGAAATGTACAAAAAAGGTGGATAATGACTTATATTCTAGTAGACACTGCTAATACATTTTTTCGTGCAAGACATGTTATAAGAGGCGATTTGACTACAAAAATCGGCATGGCTTTGCATATTTCTCTTAACAGTGTGAAAAAAGCATGGAATGATTTTGACGGTAGTCACGTTGTATTTTGTTTAGAAGGGCGTAGTTGGCGTAAAGACTTTTACGAACCTTACAAAAGAAATAGAAGTGATGCTAGGTCTGCACTGACTGAAAAAGAACAAGATGAAGACAAACTGTTTTGGGAAACATTCGATTTGTTTAAAGAATTTGTTACAGACAAGACTAACTGTACTGTCCTACACAATCCTGTACTAGAAGCAGACGATCTTATTGCAGGTTGGATACAAGCACATCCTAATGACGATCATGTTATTATTTCAACAGACGGCGACTTTGCACAACTTATTGCACCCAATGTAAAACAGTATAATGGAGTAAGCAATACAATTATTACACATGAAGGATACTTTGACGATAAAAAACGTAAGCCTGTTTTAGATAAAAAAACAGGAGAACCTAGGCCGGCACCTGATCCTGAATTCATGTTGTTTGAAAAATGTATGCGTGGTGACACTAGCGACAATGTTTTTAGTGCTTATCCAGGTGTTCGTAAGAAAGGTACACGTAACAAAGTAGGACTTATAGAAGCATTTGAAGATAAAAATACAAAAGGTTATAATTGGAATAACATGATGCTACAACGATGGGTTGACCATGATGGCGTAGAACATCGTGTGTTAGATGATTATAACCGTAATGTTACACTTTGTGACTTATCGGCGCAACCTGCTGAAATTAGATCTATTATAGATGAAGAAATTAAAAATGTAAAAACAAAAGAGGTTTCACAAGTTGGCATGAAACTAATGAAATTCTGTGCAAAGTGGGACTTACAACGTGTAAGTGAACAAGCACAACTATATGCTGAACCGCTTAATGCAAGATACAAACAATAAAGGAGTAACATATGGGTGTAAAAGCTAAAGAAATCATTGATGGAAAATTTTGGATTCTCGAAGATAATGGACAAAAAGTTGCAACACTATCTTTATCAGATGAAAAATATCTGTTAAGTGATGCAAAAGGAACAAGATTTTTTGATAAAGAATCAGAAGTCACAGCCGATATTGGTAAACCTATTGAATGGAATAAATTAGATATTACTGTAATTGACAGTAAAGAAGTACATGGATATCCTACCAGTAATATTCCTTACAATACATTGTATGATGTACAAAATAAACTTCCTCTTTTTACAAAAAGTTTCAAATCAAAAAGTTTGTATTGTGCAGGATACTATATAATTAGGTTTGACAAAGGCTGGGTAAAGAGTTTTTGTCCTAAACTAATGACACTAGAAAAATATGAATACAAAGGTCCGTTCAAACAAAAGATTGAAATGAGAGAGGCACTAAGTAAAGCTAATGCAAAAAGAACCAATTAATACTTCAAGTATAGAGCAATTTATAAAACAGGTAAAAGCGGCAGATGCTAGTAACTCTAGAGACGTAAAACTGGATATAGATACTGCTAAAAACCTTTCGTACACTCTCGGTATTGTGTTAGCTAGACTTACTGGAAATTTAGAAGAACTTATTCAAAAAAATCCACAGGAAGATGAAGTCATTCAAGTACAAATGGATGGCGGGAAAGACTGGTAAAAGAGATAAATATATACGTATATAATTAAGGATACGTATATGAGTAGACCAAAGCCAAATGTATTATTAGAACATATTGATAAAAAAACCTATCGTTCTGAACAGGTACTTGACGCAGAAGCCATATGGGCAGTATTTTTCAAAGGCAAACCGTTCAATTTAAAAAGTTCTAATTCACTTACCCAATATCCGGGTCCAAAATATAAAAAAGTTTCATTTTCTAATCCAGGTCATGCACACAATCTAGCTGAAAAATTAAACGACATGTTCAATTGCGAAGATTTCAAAGTTATTAAACTGACCAAGGGTGAAGAAGTGAAAGAATGAGCGTAAAAGAAACATACACAAAAATTTTCTTAAAACAAGCAAACCTAGCTATTACAGATGCTACGCTTAAAGAGTATATGCCTCTTTGGTGGCAAAACACTAGGTCGAAAGACACAGGCGGGTTGCGTCTTACATCAGACGGCTTTGATTTTCTTATAGAAAAGCTAGATTTGAGATTTTACGAAGTTCCTTATCCAAAAGATAAACCAATTACAACACAAACCATTATATTCCTTGACAAGTTTATTACTTGTCCATATTTTTTATCTAAAACAAGTATATTTGTTACAGACGAAAAGAAGTCATTAGAACTGCATCTTTTTGCAGGAGATTTGAGAAAATATGGGCTTGTAAAAGCAATGAAAAGACAATCCTAAACTTTTTGGTAACATTCAGGTTGACTTTATATCTAGTGATGCTATACTGTATATATAGTTAGAAATTAGGCACTGACTTTGAAAAGGAGTACAAAATGGAAAATGTTGCAGTTCGCACACTAAGCCCAAATAGAGCAAAAACACGAATTACCCACGCAATGAAGAAGAAACGTCCTATCTTCATTTGGGGACCTCCAGGTATTGGTAAATCGGATATCGTCCACCAAATTGGTGATTACATGGAGGCACTTGTAATTGATATTCGTTTGTCATTATGGGAACCTACAGATATCAAAGGTATCCCTTATTATGCCGCAAATGATAACACAATGAAATGGGCACCGCCAGTTGATCTTCCAGATGCAAAACTGGCGAAAAAACATAAATGGATTATTTTATTTTTGGATGAGATGAATTCGGCGGCGCCGGCAGTACAGGCAGCAGCTTATCAACTTATTCTTAACAGACGTGTTGGTAATTATGTATTACCAGATAACGTTTTAATTGTTGCCGCAGGTAACCGTGAAGCAGATAAAGGTGTTGTATATAGAATGCCTGCTCCACTTTCAAATCGATTTGTACACTTAGAGCTTGCAGTTGATTTTGATGACTGGTTTACTTGGGCGGTAGACAACAGAATACACAAAGACGTTGTAGGATTTTTGCAGTTTAGTAAAAAAGACTTATACGACTTTGATCCGAAATCTCCAAGTAGGTCATTTGCTACTCCACGAACATGGAGTTTTGTGAGTGAACTTCTTGAAGATGAACTTGACGAAGAAACAACTACAGACCTTGTGTCCGGTTGTGTAGGCGAAGGCCTCGCTCTCAAGTTCGTTGCACACCGTAAGGTTGCATCACAAATGCCTAACCCTACTGACATTTTGTCAGGAAAGGTAAAAGAGCTACAGACCAAAGAAATCAGTGCCATGTATTCCTTAACGGTCTCGCTCTGCTATGAACTGAAAGAAGCGTCCGACAAAGGCGACAAAGACTTTGACAACATGGTTGACAGGTTTTTACGTTTTATGATGGACAACTTTGAAACTGAATTGGTTGTAATGGGTGTCAAATTAGCCCTCACTCAGTATGCCCTACCAATTGATCCAGACGAAGTTGAATGCTTTGATGAGTTTCATGATCGTTTTGGTAAGTATGTTACCAAAGCACAACAGGCATAAAATATGGAGTTTTGGACATTTCTCCCTAAAAAAATGTCCATTTTCCTTGACATCTTCCACAATATCATGTACTATATAAGTACAAAATAAGGAGACGACTATGGCACTAGATACAAAAAGTTTTGTCCCAAAAGAACTTACTCCAGAAGAATTGGAGGTAATGTCTAAAGAGGTTCTTGATAAGATTGTTGTTGCAAGAGTAGGCTTGCTTCTAAGACATCCATTTTTTGGTAATATGGCAACAAGACTTAAAATACAGTCTTGTGATGATTGGTGTCCAACTGCGGCTACAGACGGACGACACTTATACTACAATACACAATTTTTTAATGCACTGTCTGAAAAACAAATCGAATTTGTTATTGCACACGAGATACTTCATTGTGCATTTGACCACTTAACAAGACGTGAAGATCGTCAACCTACATTACATAATATCGCTTGTGACTATCTGGTAAACAATATACTTGTAAGAGAAGGCATTGGCGAAAAAGTAACACAAATTCCTATTATACAAGACTTTAAATATGAAGGATGGAGTTCTGAACAAGTATACGATGACCTTTATGAGAATTGTGAAAAAATTAATCTAGCTGATTTAGGCGAACTGCTAGACGAACATATTGATTGGGAAGATGATGGTTCAGACAGTAAACAAGGTGCAAAGGGTAAAGGCGAAGGTAAAGCACCAAAGTATACAAAAGAAGAACTACGTAAAATAAAAGAAGAAATTAAAGAAGGAATGATGCAGGCTGCACAAGCGGCAGGTGCAGGTAATGTGCCAGGTGAAATAGATCGTATGATAAAAGATCTTACTGAACCAAAAATGAACTGGCGTGAAATTATTCAACAACAGATTCAGTCTACTATTAAAAACGATTATACATTTAGTCGTCCTTCACGCAAAGGCTGGCATGTTGGTGCAGTACTTCCTGGAATGAATTTTGAAGAAACAATTGACATTGCTATAGGTTTTGATATGAGCGGATCGATTGGTAATGATCAGGCAAAAATTTTCCTTAGTGAAGTAAAAGGTATTATGGATCAATATAAAGACTTTAAAATTAAGTGTTGGTGCTTTGACACAAAGGTTTATAACGAACAAGATTTTTCTCAAGACAGTGGCGAAGAATTGACAGATTATAAACTTATGGGTGGCGGTGGCACTGAGTTCATGTGCAACTGGGAATACATGAAAGAGAATGATATACAGCCCAAGAAATTTATTATGTTTACAGACGGATATCCTTGGGGACAATGGGGTGAAGAAGATTATTGTGATACAGTATTTGTAATACATGGATATCATGATAAAAACTTTGAAGCACCATTTGGAGTAACTACACACTATGAAGAAGCAGTTAAAAATTAAACCAAATAGATTAGATTTTTTCGGTGTAAGACAACCTAAAAAACCTCCACCTCACTTCGAATATATCCATATTCCTCAAAGATACAATATGGAGGAAACAATACAAAAATGGATTATAACCAACCTAAAAGGCAGATTTTATGTAGGCAAAGGCTTACATATAGATCAAACTAACAAAATAAACGAGGCATTGAAGATAGGTTTTGAAGAACCAAAAGAGCTATCTTATTTCACTTTGGCTTGTCCACATTTAAAATATTAGTAAATAATACGTCATAACTAATTATAGGAGAGACTTATATGAATGACAAAACAAAAGAACCGTCTGAAGTAAAGCCAGCAGAAGCACCTGCAACGGCTACTGCACCAGCTGAACAACCAGTTGAATTGACAGTTTCAGACCTTAACAATTTAAAACAAATTATCGATGTTGCAAGTAGTAGAGGTGCATTTAAGCCCAACGAAATGACTATTGTAGGAACTACATATAGCAAACTTGAAACATTTTTAACGGCTGTGGCTGCACAACAGAAGCCGCCAGCAGGAGAAGAAAAAAATGCTTAAACACGTAGGAAGATTGAAAAACAATCAGAGAAGACTTATTGTAGCATATAGAACACTTCCAGGTGAGCCTGATCATTGTGTATGTGTTACAACTGAAAATCTAGAAGCTGGTGATCATGATGCATTGATGAAACTGGTAGAGTCAAATGCTGGTCAAACAGCAAACGAACTAGCAGAAGCAATGGCTAGAACTAGACTTCCAGATGGTAGTATCATGTTAGCTAGATTTCATAAAACTGGTAAAATGGGTAAATTCAAAACAACTGAAGTTGAAATGACTCCTAACAGTAACACTGTTATCAGTTTAGATGAAATGAACAAAGCGATTGCTGAACAAAAAGGTGTAGCTATTGAAGATTTAGCAATACAAAATCCTGTATCAGCAGAAGCAACTGTACAGAATGAACCTACAGCACCTGTAGAGACACCAAGTGTTCAACAGCCGCAAACACCACAAGACGGTGTGTTATCAGATGAAGACCTTGCCGCAAGTTATAGATCTCAAGCAGATCGTATGTTTAAAGAGGCAAAAAGATTAAGAGAACAGGCAGAAGAGTTAGCACCTACTAAGAAGAAAAAAGCTGCTACTCAAAGTGCCTAGGAAAACAAAAAAGTTACCAGATGATGTAGTAAAACATTGGCCGGAAGTCTTCACAGATGTAGAGCTTAATGTTGTTCCTATAAAATACTTACACAGTGTAAGAGTGCAATTTGGTGATGGCAAAATCTGGGATATCGACGTAGGCAAAAGCAAATTAAAAGATAGCCCAGAAGCAGTTGAAAAATCTTTATCTGATCTATTTGCAGAATATGAAAATGCAATCAAACATATAGATTTTAGGCTAGATACACAAAAGATAAAGCATGATATACAAAAAAGAACTGCTAGTTTTTTAAAAAAACGCAGGTAGGTTTTGATGATAAAATGTATAAATACATATAGTAATTCATCAGGAGTTAAAAAGAATGGCCCTAAGACTTAGACGCGGTACAAATGCAGAACGCTTAACTATAACGCCAGCAGAAGGCGAATTAATTTATACAACCGATACCAAGAAAATCTTTACAGGTGACGGTAGTACAGTTGGTGGTAACATTGTTAGTGGTATTAATAACTTACTAGAAGACGCGACTCCGCAGTTAGGCGGCACTCTTGATACAAATTCACAGAACATTCAGGGCACAGGAAATATTGA